CATTTTTCCTTTATTCCCCTTATATATACATATATATATATATATAATAAAATAATTAATAAAGTCTCATAACCCTTATATCCTTGTTCAATACCCTGTATGCCCTTGCATGAAGGCTTATAGCCCTTGCATCATCGCTAGGTGTGCATTGCTGCCACGTGAAGGCAGACGCTTGATAGCGTGAAGGAAGAAACGCAGGCATAGCAACCCTTTACACCCCAGAACATAATGTAGATTATCAGACGTTTACCATGCAATCAGGACTAAAACGCTAAAACCTTGCATGACAAGGGGAAAACATGGTATTTAAAAAAATTTTTCCCTACTCCACCTGTTTAATTAGGGAGATATAATTTATATGGAATCACTTCGTGATAAGTAAACACCTTTAAAACAAGTTTTAAATGTGTTATTATAATTGAGTAACTATCAGGAGGTATACACCACCTGCCTACGGGGTCACCGCTACCCGCCCTCCCTCGGGGGGTTCGCAGGAAGCCTGCTCCCCCCCTTCGGGGACATGGGTAAATGGTTTTATATCCCCCCATAAACTAAACCAAAATCCTAAGCACTATACAAATTAAAGGAGTCCTCTATGTTTCCAGTTCCTTCAGGTGATAAACGCAATCCATTGTTGTGTTATACGAGTGAGGGTGATTTGGACATGGTGGGAACGTTAAGGGAGGGATTGGAGAGTGGAGAGAACCCGATCTTGGTGTTACAGGATTTAATGCGTAGTGAGGATGACAAGATTAAGTTGTTGAGTGCTGGCAAGTTGGTGGATGTGATGATGAAGTTAGGTGAGAAGGGTGTGAGTGGGCTGACGTTACAGTTGGTCAATTTAGATATGAGTGGTTACGATGTGGAGGAGATGAAAGGAGTGGTGTTGGATGCGAGTAGAGAGTTGGTTGAATAAGAAAAAGGAGTAATAGCAGATGTGGAAAGATTTGTTAAATCTATTTTGGTCAAAAAAAGAAATCCCTAAAAACAATCCTATTCCCCTTTATCAAACACTTGCCCCTTTAAGGGAAGAGTTTATGAGTGTGCCACAAAGAAAATACGCTATTACTGTTAGTCTGCTTCGTGGGTTAGAAGAGGCTAAAGAATTAAATAATGAAGCAAGAAGAATTACTCAATCAGTATTACACATTATAAAAAACCCCCAGTGTTGAGCTGGGGGGGTTGTTTTACAGAGTAGAATCGGAGTGAAACCATGATAAATAAAAAGGTATACGATATGCCCACTTAGTATAGCACAAGTTTAAGGGATTCGCAATGATTGTTTTGGTTGATCCTGAATATCGTCCACGCCGTTATCAACTGCCTGTATTTAAGGCGATTGAGAATGGGGTTAAGCGTATCTTGCTTGTTTGGCATCGACGAGCTGGAAAGGATAAGACGTGTTGGGAGATATTGTTATCTTCTGCGTTTGAGACGGCTGGGAACTATTGGTATGCGTTTCCTGAATACTCACAAGGACGCAAGGCGTTCTGGCAATCGATTGATTCACAAGGCAAGCGGATTATTGATTACATCCCTGCTCAACTGCTGTACAAGAACTCTAGTGACCAAGAGATGATTATCTATTTGAAGACAAGGGATAACATTGAAGGGAAAGACCCTAAGAGTCACTCGACGATACAAGTAGTAGGAGCGGATAAGCCTGACTCGTTGAGGGGGTCAAACCCTAAAGGGGTTATTGCGTCCGAGTTTTCTGAATGGAAGAAACCGTCTGTGTATGAGACCATTATTGAGCCTGTGCTGGTTGAGAATGGAGGCTGGTTCCTAGCTAACGGTACACCAAAGGGTCGCAACGCCTTATATTACCTGTATGAAGCAGCTAAACAGAACAAACACTGGTATACTTCTTTGCTTACTATTGAGGATACCAGTAAAATCGTAAACGGAAAGGTCGTGCCTGTGATTAGCCAAGAAGATATACAAAACATTCGAGATAGAAAACAAACCCCTGAAGAGATTATCCTTCAAGAATACTACTGCGACTTTAACGCCCCTGTATCAGGAACCTACTACGCTCAACATGAAACAGGTATCGTTCATGCCATAGATTATCAAGAATGGATTTCAACACCACTGCCGACGATTTGCCATGAGGTCAATCGTAAACCCTATAACGTCCATAAACATATTGCCCCACATGATGTCCTGCAATGTAACGAATCAGGACTAACCAAGTTTGACATTGCTAAACAAAATGGTGTTACCTTTCACTACCTCTCCGATACCGTCTCCAAGAAGGCTCGTAAACCTCCATTGCTTGACGGAATAGAACAAGTACGGTTACTCCTGCCTAGAATGTTGTTCTGCTCCGAGAACGCCAGCGAAGGGCTTGAGTGCCTAAGAAACTATAAACGAAAGTATGATGCCGATGCAGGGGTTTATCAAAAGATGCCTGTACATGATAAATACTCGCATGGAGCCGATGCGTTAAGAGCATTTGCCGTGTGGTGGGCTGAAAATGAGAAACATGAAAAGTTAAGCTTGAAACCTTCTACCGTAAATGTTATAGTAGATTATAAATACCTAGATTAAAAGGGAGATTTATTTATGGGTGGCAGTCCTAAAATCCAAGAAGCACCAAAAACACCAACTTTAAGCGATTCAGAAAGCTTAGATGAACGCAAAGCTTACTTACAACGCACCAGCTCTTTGCTAAAAGATACTTTGTTTGCAGGAAGCAAACCACAAGAACCTGTTGAAACCAGTAAAAAAACATTACTCGGAGCTTATCAATAGTTTATGAAAGATTATAAAATACAGTCGATTCTTAAACGATTTGAAAACATGAAAACAGAACGCTCCAAAATGGAACACCTGTATTCAGACATAGACCGCTTTGTTATGGATAGAGACGGCTGGTTTACGAGTGGACGTATTACAGAAGGCAACCGTAGCCATGAAGTTTATTCTAAAGCTGGTGTTAAATATAACATCCGTTTTGCTTCTACCCTTCAAGGATTAGTCGCCCCAGCCGAACAGCGGTGGTTTACCCTAGAAACCAGCTTTATAAACCCTTCAAGCACCTCCTACGAGGCTCGTCAGTACCTTGATTTGTTAGAAGAGACGTTATACTCCACGTTTTCGTCAACGAACTTTTATCAAAAGAGCCTTGAACTATTAACGGATTACACCGCTTATGGACTGGCTGGGATGTACATTGCATCCGATCCTGAAAAACGCATCCGCTTTATTTCTGTACCTCTTAGAGAGATGTTTATCGACACTGACTTTAATGGTGAAATTAACACAGTGGCTCGCCATTTTACAACTACTCTTCGAAGCCTAGAGGGACGCTTCCAAAAAGCCATACAAGGGGATGCTCAATCCTTCAAACAGTTCCAAGCAAACCCCGATACCACGGTTGAATGTTTACACGTCGTGATGCCAAACGACAAATATAATCCCAAAAGCAACAACTCCAAAGCTAAAAAGTATAAGTCTTGTTACATTTTAAAAACAAACGATTTGATTCTTGAAGAAATGTATTTATCGACGATGCCGTATGTGACACCACGTTGGACAGTATACTCGGGCGAAGTCTATGGACGAAGCCAAGCTATGATAGCCATACCTGACTTGAAGGTTATGTCTGCTATGGTAAAGAACGCTTTACAGGGTGTAAACAAGCTCGCAAACCCCCCTCTGCTCGTCTCTGCGGACTCAATCGCAGGACGTGGGCTTAACCTTACCCCTGACGGTGTAACGGTCATTGACAAGCTTCAAGGTGGCACGTTCGAGAACACGATTAAAGTATTGGATAGCAAGGCTCGCCCTGATATTGCGTTAAATGCGATTGATATGTGGGAGCGTAAGATTTCGGAACTTTTCTTTGCGGATATGATTCAAGAAGACAAGCAGGCTCGTATGTCTGCTACGGAATCATCTACTCGTCAAATGCTTCGAATTACAAATATCTCTCCACAAATCGGACGGCTAGAGCCTGAATACTTAGATAGATTGATTGAGCGTTGCATCTCGATTCTTTTAGAGGACGGACATATGCCTCCTCCTCCTGAAGACTTGCAGAATGTAAAGATTGAATATCGCTCACCACTCGCTAAAGCTCAAAAGATGCAGAGCCTAGACGGTGTTCAGCAGTTCTTACAACTCGCCATGGGTATGGCTCAAATCGACCCTGCTATTCCGCAGTACATCAACACGGATTATATCTTACAGTATATGTCGATTGCCACCGATATTCCAACAGGGGTGTTAAAAAGCCCTCAAGATATTGAGCAAATTAAACAAGCAATGGCTCAACAGCAAGAACAACAACAAAAACTTCAAGGCATGGAGCAAGCCACGAACATTGCTAAGAACGCAGGTAGTGCAGAGCAGAGTCTAGCCACCGCAGAAGCTATGGGGAATCAGCAATGAAAATGAGCGAATGGTTTAGTGACCCCTTCTTAAACAGACTTATGCTTTATGTATTTACAGTGTCTTTAATTTTGGGAGTATGGACTTATTATGAAGAAGAAAAAGAATTAAACGATTTTCTTGACTGGAAAGAAAAGCAAGAATTAAAGGACAAAAAATGAATCCGTTTAAAAGTCAACTTAACAAACTTCGTGCAGAACTAACGCCTGAAGCAGCCAAGATTAAAACGATTGAAACGTACAAAAAAGTATTTGGAACACAAGACGGTAAGTTTGTGTTAATGGACTTGCTGGATCGTAGCACCTTTTTTGACCCTCCAGTTACAGGAAAGACCGCCACTGACTATGCGTTTAGTGCTGGCGAGCAGTCTGTTATCGCAGGGATTCTTGGGATTCTAAACATAGATATTGGTTTATTTTTTAATAGTAGTCAAGCCCAAGTGTGGGTAAATGAGGAGGACGTTTATAATGTCGATTGAAGAAATCAAAGAAGAACAAGTTGTTGAAACGCCAGCAGAAGAAACACCTTTTGCTGAAACCGCACCTGTTGATAGTGAAGTTGAAGAAGAAACTGGAGAAGAGCAAGAAGTAGAGGAAACGCAAGAAGAGAAAGCAAAGCGTAACCGTCGTACTAAAGCTCAAATTGAAGCTGAAAAAGAATGGGAAACCGCTGATTTGTCTAAAGCCTACGGTGAAGACATCGGCGATATGTACAAAGCCCCACCTGAACTTCTTGAAGAGTTTAAAGCCTTTGCTAAAGAAAAGGGCTACACCGCTCAACAAGCCAGCGAGTTGTTAAACTTACAAGCTGAAATGGTTAAAAAACAGGAAGCCTTATTTGAAAAGCAGATCATTGCTCAAACAGAAGCCACTCGTAAAGAGCTTGAAGCTGAATGGGGAGCGGACTTTGACGCTAACATGAAAGGCATTAAGAATCTGATTGACTCTCGGGCTAGTGAAGAAGTACAGAACCTTATCATCACATCTTTTGGCTCAAACAAAGAGATGCTTACTTTTCTAAATGATGTTGCTAAAGACTTAGCAGAGCCTAAGTATTTTGACGGCAACGGTCAAGGTGTATCAGGCTCTTTTGCTACTGCACAAGACGAATGGAACAATGAAGTAATTAAAGTTCCAGCGTTGCGTAATGCGTTGACAGATCGTGCTAACCCTCTTTATAACCAAGCACAAAATACATGGAATAGCATTATGAATAAGCATGAGGCTATAAGAATAAAGAGCTTGCAATATCAAAAAGGATAGTGTACTATTTTAATAGGGCGTAGTTGTTAATATAAGAAGGGAAGAGGTTTGATGCCAGCTAATTATAACTTGCCAGCTTTAAACTCTACTGCATTTGATAATTCAGTAAGAGAGAAGATTGGAACAATATCTTCTATTTTTAATCCCATGATGACAGCTTACCCTATTCCTGCAGGGAATGAAGCAAAAACATGGAATCAAGGTGGGCGTTCTGCTTCCGCTAAAGCCTACGATCAGCGTTTTGGCGATACAACTTACCAAGATATTGATTTTGAAAAGCGTACGTTTTTCAAAAAATACTGGGATGTGGACGCTATTCCTATTGATGAGTTCGCTGATTTAGACTCAATTTCGTTCTCCCCCGAGAACCATTACGTCAAAATGATTTCAGAAGCATTGAACAAAAAGAGAAACGATGTTTTTATTGATGCTTTTGAAGAAGATGTTATTGTTACTAACATATTGAACGCTGACGGAACAACGGGTACGACAACTCGCTCGTTTAACTCTAGTAACATTATTGCTCGTGATTTTAACTCAAGTGGAACAAACACTGCTTTGAGCTTAACAAAACTTGACGAGTTAATAAATAGAGCTGAAGACAACAAGCTGATTGGGGATGAGTTTGAACATATGAATGGCTTTAGTCTTTGTATGTTAATGACGGAGCGTCAATCCAGTTTATTGTATAATCAAGCTCGTACTTCAAGTTCTGAATATGCTACATTTTTCAAATGGGATCCTATGAAAAATAGAATCTCCAACTACAGAAGCATTAAGTTTGTGTATTTTTCAAGCAACATTAAAGAATACACGGCGACGGATACAATTCAGAAGCTTTACGCTTGGCATCCGAAGGCATTTATTTACGACCCTGAAAACGTCAAATCTTATGCATCTTCTAATATGCCCGAGAAAAAGTACAATGGTCAAGTTTATTCTAAAATGGCATACAACGTCATGCGTGTGTATGAAGAAGCCGCTTTCCGTGTGGATTGTAAAAAATAAGGAACCTAGTTTATGGCAAACTTTTTATCTGATCCTAGAAAACAACAAACGGCTAAAAGCCGTAGATTAGATCCTGAATACCGCTCAAAGGTGCGTCATTACGACATTGATGTATTGACCACTGGTCTTGTTAATGGAGATACCATTGAACTTATCGCATTAGAAGGTGGGGATGCTGTGTTGGGTGCATCTACGGTAACGTATGAAGCACTTGGTGCATCAACCACCGTAGCGATTGGGATTACTGGTACTGCTGGTAAATACTTAGCAGCTACCTCCACAGCTTCCGCTGGCACGACCTCTCTTCAGGCAGGGCTTGTAGATCGTACTCGTACGGCTAGTGCAGGCGAGACGTTGTTTTTAACCATTGGTGGAGCCAACCCCACCACTGCTAGGAAAATCAAGGTATCCCTGTTAGTTTCAGGAGTTTAACCTATGTCAAAACTGGAGGTTTGTAACCAAGCGTTATTGCTAGTGAAACAGCCTCCAGTTTTTGATTTGGACGCTACTTCTTCACAATCAAGAACACTTAACATTATTTATGACAGGTCTTATGCTCATCTACTGTCTTCTCATTACTTCAATTATGCCCTAAAGACAGCAGAACTTGTGGCTATTTCAGGAGTTACTCCCTTTGTTGGGTTCAGTAGCGTTCGAGCTATGCCACAAGGAGCATTATCATTAAAGGATGTCGTTGATGCGGACGGACGGCAAGTAAAGTTTCGCATCGGAGCAGACGGCATCCATGTAACAAGCGGTGATATTCTTTATGCCGAGTATACTTACACGATTGATATTGATAAAACATCGCCATTGTTTAGAACAGCTTTAGCTTATTACATGGCAAAGCAAATGATTAGTTCAGTCACGGCGACTGGCGTTACCCAGCAATTATTAAACGCTGACTTCTTGGAGCATTGGGGCAAGTGTGTTGCACATGACGGCGTACATGAAGACATTAAGCTTGTCAACCAAGATGTTTATGGTCAGTCTTACCTAGCCAATAGTCCTTACGCTCCTAATGGGCGAGGGTTTCGATAGTGGTACTTTGTAAGCAAAACTCTTTTGCATCAGGAGAGGTGTCTCCTAAGTATCACCAACGCTTTGATTTGCAAGCGTATGAAACCTTTGTGGCTGAATTAGAAAATATGTATCCTCTTGTAAGTGGAGCTATTACACGTCGCCCAGCCGTCAATTACTTTGACAGCACAACAGGTTTGCGTTTCGTTGAGTTTATTTTTAACAACTCACAAGCATTACTTTTGGTATTTGGAAATCTAACAATGAGAGTTTATAACCGTAACGGTGCGGTTTTAAGTGGTGGCACTCCTTATTCATTAACAACCCCTTATGGCACAAGCACGGTAGCAGATATAAAGACGACGCAAATTAACGACGTGGTTTATATATGTCACCCCAGCTTTCAGCCAAGAAAACTTACACGATTAGCGGACAATAACTGGACGCTTGCTACAGTGTCTTTTGTTGACGGACCATACGAGAGCATTAACACATCGGCTACTACTTTAACACTTTCAGGATCTACGCCTGCACACACTATGACAGCAAGTGCTTCCCTCTTCACTGCGAACGACGTAGGACGGCTTGTACGCTTTGAAAACCCAAGTACAGGTGTTTGGTTATGGGGAACTATTACAGCGTATACCAGTGCGACGGTGGTTACATGGACTGCGGCACCAAACCAAACAGGACATAGTGGAACAACTACCATTTGGCGACTAGGGGCTTTTTATACAGGAAACTATCCGTCAAACGTAGTGTTTCATCAAAACCGATTATGGTATGCTAACACACCTACATTACCGTCAAGTGGCTGGGGTTCACAATTAAATCAGTTGGATAGTTTTGCTCCAAGTAGCAAGGTTGGATCTGCGGACAATATAGGCACGACAAATGCGATATTCTTTACTCTTGCATCAGCCGTAGCATCTACCATTCAGTTTATGGTTTCAGATATTGGCTTGGTTATTGGTACGGAATCAGGTTTGTTTACAAGTAACATTGACACAATTACGCCTTCTAGTTTTTCAATGACGTTGACTTCTTCTATTGCGATGAGTAATGTTCAACCTGTTGTCGTTGAGGGTAACATTATTTGTGTGTCTCGCCTTCGCAACCAAGTTTATTCTTTTGCTTATAGTGATGAGCAAAAAGGTTACGTTTCACAAGATTTGACACTTTATTGGTCGCATATTTTCAATAAACGTGTAAGTCGGATGCGTTATGTTGCGTATCCCACTCCTTTGATATGGTTTGTGTTTGACGACGGTACGTTAGCATCTATGACGTATCACGAAGAGCAGAAAGTAATTGCGGTTGCTCGGCACACTATTGCAGAATCTACAATAGAACATCTTTGCGTATTACCAAATACCAGCACAGGCGTTGATGAGTTGTGGGTTATGGGGACTCGTGGCGGTTCTAAGTTTATCAGCATTATGGCGAGAGAATATGATTCCAGCTTCTTTGCGGAAGACAAGGCAATCAGTGCAAGGTATGCGGATTTATACATTAAGTATGACGGCACAGCAACCGACACCTTTACTGGAGCCACGCATCTTGCAAACAAGACGTGTCATTATATTGCAGACGGAGCGGTGGGGACTGTTGCCGTAAACGGTTCAGGAGGTTTCACCTTGCCATTTGAGGCGAGCGTTGTAGCTATTGGCTTGCCTTATACCTCTACCGTTAAAACGATTGACGTAGGGGCAACCGTAGCCGAAATGCAAGGAATGAGAAAGCAGATACAGCAGTTTAAGGTTTCTTTTTGGGAGTCGATGTATTGTTACGCACAGGCGTTGTTTGATAGACCAGATCCACAGTATAATGTTGACACGATTAGTTTAACCAAGACGTTAGAAACATCGGTTGCTAAGACTCCTCGAACAGGTACGACAGAGGCACAGCGGATTGACTGCGAGAACTCGGAGGAAATCGTATTAAAGTTATGGATAGAAGAGCCTTTACCGCTTACGATTACGGCGATATTTTTCGACATCTCGGCTACACAGATATAACAATTACGGTCTTGCGTCCCTATGTTTTGTATGATTACGAGTGGTTGAACTGGGATGAAATGCACCGTTACCGTTATGATTCGTCAGAGTTTTGTGCGTGGCAGAACGGACAGCCGATATTGCGTGGGGGGATTCGAGAGACGAAAGACGGCAGGCTTGTTCCGTCATTTGCTATAAGAGCCGAGACAAACCCTAAGATGTTATTTCAATTTGTTAAAGAGATTTTTAAAAAAACAGAAGGGCGTAAGTGGACGGCTTATATCGGTAAAGATGATGTCGTCGCACAAAAGTTCGCAAAGCACTTTAATTTTGTTCAGAAAGATGCTAAGATAGAAGATAGATTACTAACCTACGAAAGGCTATAACATGGCGATTGATATGAGTCAATATCGGAGACGACGAGGCTCCAGTGCATCACAAAGCGGTGCTTCATCTGACAGGACTATTTCAACGGATAACGTGATGAGTGGGCTTCGTGATTCTGCTAATAAGTCTAGTGGAGGTGGGGGCGAAACAAATTATGCTACCGCAATGGCTGGAGCTGGGCTTGTGGCTGGGGCTATAGGCATGGGAATAAACCAAAACATAGCCAAAGCAAAGATTAAACAGCTTCAAATCAATTTACGATTACAGCAGGAGAAGCGAGCAAACGTTCAACAGCTTGGACAGATTGATATTGCCGACCAAATGGGGCTAGCCTTATCGAATCGTTTACAAGGGGCGTTACAAATGGGGGGTAGTAATTCAGAAGTTTACGCTCAAGAAGGGCGTAACATGAACTTTAGTTTGCGTTCACAGTTGCACGAGATGTTGGTACAAGAAGTACAAACGCAAAACGAGATTTACTCTGCACAGTTTGCAAAGAAAGCTCAATTATGGTCTGGCTTAGCAGACCTTGGTGCTGGTGCTGGTAAAGCAGTGGCTCAAGCAATGGCTGGCGGAGGAGCAGGCTAACATGGGAAGCAATCAACAATCACGCTATACAGGCATCCAGTCGCAGATTTCACAAGGAAGTCCCAGCATCGGCGTAGCTCAATATCAGCAAGCCGATATGTCAGGCGTTATGAAGACAATCGGAGCTATTGAGAACCATATTAACCAAACGCAGGATGCGAATCGCCAAGTGGACTACACGGTGCTTGGAGAGAACCTCAAGGCTCAAGAAGCCCAAGACGCTCAAGTGCTGAACACAATAGACCCAAAAGGCTATGTCACCATACAGGGTGAAGAGCCTATGCTTTACAGCGATTATATTAAGCGTTCCACAGAAACAAAGCAGGGGTATCTCACAGGCTTTCAGAACACATGGAGTAGGAAACGTAATGATGCTATAGATGTAAGCACTCGTTCGATGTTGGAGTTATTGCCGTTGGATCAACAAAAGGCAATGAAAACCGCCGAGTTAAACTTGGCTCATATTCAGCTTGGCGAGAATCTAGCAAAAGTGGCAAGTATGTCAAACTTAGATTTGTCATTACAAGTAAATGCAATTCATAACGCAACAAAAACTGCCCCTCTGCCACAAGACAAAAGAAATCAGCTTGATTTTCAGTACATTGGCACTGCGGTTAAAAACAAATTGAGTCAGCATGACCAAATGATTCTTTCAGTAGAAACAGAAGCTTTAAAGTCATCTCAAGGCAACCAAGAACTTTATCAAAAAACAATGGATGCTTATTATAATTCAAAAAGTTATAACGATTACTTAGTAGATTTGAATACGTCTCTTGATGTAATACTAAACATACCAGCATTGAGTCAGTTGTCGATTGAGGCACAATCAAAGCTAGACGCACAGGGGCGACAGGCGTATGCGGAATCCGTCCAAGCACAAGCAAAGCAAGCACAAGGTATTATTCAGACGCAAACCAAAATGGCTTTACAGGCTGGCAGTAGTGCCACTAGCTTTGCTTTAAATGGCGGAAGTGGTGAAGCCATTATACAAACAAGGGCTAGTCTTCAAAAGATATTAGCAAGCCCTTATGTAGGCGCTCAAGAAAAAATACTTGTAAAGGAACAATTAGACCAACTTAATGAATCCGAAAAGCTAGGGAAAAGGCTACGAGAAAATCCGCTAGGCATTGACGTAAGTAAAATTAAAAACCCGAATGTGGCTCAAGATGTGCTTACCGCTCAAGATAGATTTAGAGCCGAGCAGATAAGATTAGAAGAAAAAAGAAAAGAGCAACAAGAGCGGATGAGCGACGTTGCTTACAAGGTTGGAACATCGTCTATTCAGACAGGGGTCTTGAGTACAGCGGATGCAATAGCTTTAGACCAAAATGGGTTATCTCGCAGTGAGTTTGTAAAGACGTATCAAATAATCCCTGTTGATCAAGAGACTTTTGAAAAACAGATGAGAAATGTGTCAACCAATGATAAGCAAGTTACAGGGCTTTACAACCATTATCAGGTTAAAATTGGGACTCCAGCTTATGATGCTTTTATGAGAACATACGGCAAGCTTTCAGGCATTACAGACCAACAAACGCTCCACTCCGTGATGAAGCTTTCAGACAGTCCACAGGAAGCCTTTTCCTATTTGCAAACCTACAGGATTTCACAAAAGTTTGACACCTTGTTTAAGGATGAGAAAAAGGGATTGATTGACGCACTGGTTACGGCAAATAACAATAACAAAAATGCCTTGTTGTTCAAGTCTACAAATATGCTCCCCCCTTCTGTTTTTAGCAATTTGGTTCTCGCCCAAACAGTTAAAGACGTTGGCGAAAATGGCGTGTTTAACAAAGATGGCAAATTACTTCCCACGTTTATAGACAAGTTCAAGTCTAACTACGATTCACTAGGGAATAAGTTTTTAAGCAAAGCAAAGAAAAACGCTCAAAGCTTAGAAGCCGTAGGCAGGGCTATTAGCACAGGGCAAAAAGTGAACATCCCCCAGTTTGGAAAGATTGGGTTTAGCTTAACTCAAAACTCAAGCGTGAAACAAAGCATCCCCACGATTGGGGCTTTAGCAAGCGTTAATCAGGTACTTGAAAAGACAGGGGCAAGTCGGTTGCTTATCAACTCGGCGGATCGTGTTAAGTCAGGCGAGCATGGCAACAATGGCAGAATCGCCTTTGATGTAGCCGACAATGTGGGGAGTCCTAGAGAGACACAGCAACAACTCTACTCGCTTATTGTAGGGCTTAACAGCGTCGGTGGAAAGATTAAGCTTAATGGTCACGGTTCAAAGATGCACGCTACCGCAAAGGTTTTGTATGACGGCGGACGGCTAGACTACTTAACCGAAACTCAAATGGCAACCCTTAGAAAGATTATGAAAAGCAACGTCATTTCATGGGGGGATGAAGGGGCGAAAGCAGACAAGCACTTTCATATTAGCGTTGTTCCAAACTCCAACGTAAGCAAGTATGTTCCTGTTAATGTGCAGAGACAGGTAGGGGCTTATCAATGATAGATATTGATTTGAAAGCAATCCAACGTCGTGTAGAATACGACACATACGGAGGCTTGAAGCCTTATCGCATGGGTCAAACAGCGGAGCAATACGCTCAAGACTACACGGACAATCCGCAAGATTATGTTCCGCCACCAGCTCCCGAAGAAGCCATTGCTCCTAAGTTCGAGGGCGATTGGTTTACGCCAGTATTTAGACAGAACCAAGCGACGAGCTGGCTAGAAAGTAAGTTTAAGTATGCCCCTTTATTGCTTCAAGGTGGGGACGGTAACGCTCCGATTATTAAGAAAGAAGAGTTACAGAAGCGATACGGTGATGCTGTTGGGTTTAACTTTAGTCGTGATATGTCAGAAGCACGAGCCAAAATTATTGCGGACGATTACAAACAACAGGTTGAAGATGCAAGAATTGCCAGTAACTTTTCAGGGGACTCTACTCTTAACAAAATAAACTTTTCAGCTCCTACGATTTTAGCAAACGTGCCTAGTGCGTTAGCAGAAGAAGCGATTGTGTGGGGTGCAGCGGCACTCCTTGCTCCTGCGACTGGTGGCTTGAGCTTAGCTGGTGCTGGAGCAGTAACGCTTGCTCACAGTGTAAGCCTTGCCTCTAAGCTACAAAAGGTCGCCACAACAGCGAGACGTGTCTTAGATGTCAGTAGTGATGTCTACAAAACAGGAAGCAAAGGCTCACAGGTTATTAAGACGCTAGCTCATTCTACGTTGATTGAGAACACTGTAGGCTCTGTGTTGACGACCGTAAACGAACTCAAGCAAGGGGCAAGCTACAAGAACGCTATTGAAATGGGAGTTACGCAGTTTGGCGTTGGTTTAGTTGCAAACCCAGCCGTTCGCTTTGCAGGCATCGGTTTAGAAAAAGGCGTTGGCAAAGTTATTGATATTTACAAAGGCTCAAGGGTTGACGAGTCAATTCATCCAGTGAAGATGTTATCAGACGTATTGGATGAAGTAAAAACCGAAGCGGAAGCGAGTAATGCGTCCTTTGCTAGAAATACGCTTGAAGGCACGAACTTAGAGAGAAGTGCTAAGGAGCTTGAAGGCGTTTATTCCGATGTCGTCATGGAAGACTTGGGCGGTATGCTTGATGTCGTCAGCCGTTCAGACAATTTGGATATGGACTTCTCAAAGCCTATTATCAAATCAGCCGATGAGACGCTAGGGGATGTTGTAGACAATGCCAGTGTGCGTGTTGAGGAGCCAACCGTCACAGGCAAGGAATCACAAGCACCAAAGCTTACAGACTATGAGAGCCTAGCCAGCAAGGGGCAGGCGTTGATTGACAAGGGCGGTAAGGTCAATAAGATAGGCAATCAAATAAACAAGCTTGCTTTACAGTACCAAGACAGGGAGCTTGCCATTCGTTCTATTATGCGAGGCATGGAGCAGAGCGAAAAAGCAGGCGAGTATAACATGGCAGACTTTCAAACCATGTTTGCCATTAAAGGGAACAAGCCTGTTACGATTGAGCAGATTTTAGATGCCCCTGTTGATCCAAACAAAACGATAAACTTAAAAGAAACAGGCGAACACTTGGGCGAATTAAGCACCAGCACACAGGAGCTTACACAAAACATCGAGCTTGTGGCTAGTAAGCACTCTAACCCCGACGTAGCGAAACAGAAGCTTCTACTTGGGGCATCTAGTTCCATTGACCCCGAAAAGATAAACCTAGAGCAAGCAGGCGATGCGTTAGGCGTTAAGAAGACAGAATCCTTTTATGGTGATATTGTAAAGCCTGACCCTTTAGCAAATGTGGATATTAAGCCTAGCACTGTAGGGCGGATGATTGAGGATGAGGAAGCCAGCACTTACAGCGTAAGGCAGGCTGAAAAGCTGGACGGTAAGCATGGAGCCGTAGCGAAAAAAGAAAGCTTGGATGAAGCAATAGAATCTGATATAGATGTAAAAAAAGAAATACAAAGCAGACTAGAAACCCCACCGTTAGAGGGATATGTAGTTCGTGCTTTTGATAATGACGGCAACGCTTACGATTTAGAATATCGTGTTGTTGAAATGGATGAGTTGATTCCAAGCAACACAAGAGACCTAAAGGCAAACCCTGCCTATCCGTCAGAACTTCAACCACGAGATAGAAGTCGAGAGGCAAGCCGTGAGCAGATAACAACCATTGCAAACAAGCTTATTCCTGAACGCTTAGCAGAGTCTTCTACCATTAGTGACGGTAGCCCTATTGTGGGAAGTGACATGGTAGTAGAAAGCGGTAACGGAAGAACGCTTGCCTTACAGGTGGCTTATGATAGCGTTCCACAAAAAGCAACCGAGTATAAAAACTACTTGGTGAATAACGCAAGCAAGTACGGCATATCACCTGAAGCAGTCAATGGATTAAAGCAACCTGTTTTAGTGCGAGTTAATCAATCAGGAACAGATCGAGTTGCTTTTACTAAAAAAGCGAATGAATCAAACTTGGCTTCAATGAGTGTTTTAGAACAGGCAAAGACAGATGCAAGCAAGCTAAGTTCTGATATTCTACAAGTGCTTGACCCTAATACGGCTGGAGATATAAATATAGAGTTTATACGAGATTTTGTAAACGAAGTTGTTCCTGCTAACGAGAGAGGGGCAATCGTCACCGCCGAAGGGCAGTTAACAGCCGTTGGGTTAAAGCGTATTGAAAATGCAGTTGTAGCAAAGGCGATTGATGCCCCTGAAGGACAACGTGCTATCAGTAATATGTTAGATTCTGTAGAAGAGTCTAGCAAAAACTTAGGTAAAGCTATCGTTGGGGCATCCCCCACTATTGTTTCTATGCGTGGGATGATTGAGCAAGGCATTAGAAAGCCATTAGACATATCGGGGGATATTGGTGTTGTCACATCAAAGCTTCTTGATTTAAAAGCAAAAAATACAAAGCTTGATGAATACTACGCACAAGGAAGCTTGTTTGATGACGGATTAACCTTAACTCAAAATTACTTAATGCAAGTTTTTGACAATTACAAAAACAGCAGTAAAAAATTAGAGGTTTTTATAAAGGACTATTATAGCAAAGTAGATGAGTCGGGTGACCCACGCCAAACGACTTTATTTTCGGTAGAAGATAAAACGACAGCACAGCTTGTAAAAGAGCTGGCGGATAGCCTAGATACTCCTATAAAATTAACTGACAAAGGCATAGACACACCATACAAGGCAAAGGTAGAGCCTAAGCCCGAAGTAAAAGCCCCTGATAAAAAATTAGAAACAATAAAAAAGCTAGCCCTTGCTTCAAAAAAGAATGCCTACTATGATGATCCTAGAGTCATAGATGAAGGATTAAATGATTTGATCCGAGACGGTCAAGCCCCCCCTGAACTATTGACGCTTTTAAGAGACCTGAAAGAAGAAGGGTTTGATAAAGAAGTGGCTAGCTTTTTAGGCGACCCTGAAATGAACAGAATGTTTAAACAGATTTTAAGTTGTGAAGGATTCGATTTATGAGCAAGTGTAGTTTAGACGCAACACCAGCCAAGTACGGCTTCGCAACAGAAGCGGATATTGTTAGACTTGACCGAATCGTGCAAGCCTATAAAAATGCCGTTGGTGACAATAAGAGCCTTCACGGCTTAATGGAAAACCTAGCCATTAACGGTATTGCCAAAGTAAAAGCAGATGCCAAGACGGCGAACATCTCCGCTGGCTTCTTAGAATCTTCACGAGCTGAACTAAACCGTATAACAGGAAAAAACGTGTCGAAAGAAGACTTTGTGCTTGCTATTCTTGCCACAACACGAGGCAATCGTATTGATCCGATAATGACATTCGGAACAGCGGAACCCCTCACAGGTGCAGGCAGACTCCCTGATAGAATCCATGAAATCGCTAAGGATATTCAAGACTTAAACCCACTTGGCTTAGCGGAAGAGTGGAAGGGCGTGTTTACAGGTGAAGGCACACTCAACTTCAATTATGCTTTAATGCAAGCAAAGTATGGTGATTTGGTTAATAGTGGACGCTTTAAGTCAAACATTATGAACGGCGTAGCACACGGCGATGTAATTGACCGTGTGTTCTTGGAGTCTATTCATACCACTTGGAAGGATTTAGAAAAGCACCTTGCCCCAAACGAGAAGAAAAAGTACAAGGCTTTAACGACCGAAGAAATCTCAAAAATCGTGGACAAGTCTTTAAGTGAAAACGACATGATAGACACGTCAGACGCTATGTGATGCCAAACATCCATAGTAAGGCGGATATTGTGTTTAAGTCTGTTGTAGAAAAGATGCAAGGGCATATCAACAGCTTGAAAGAGGGCGAAACGGTAGACCCTAACATTACAAAGAAAATGATTGACCAAAGCATCGACGCAATGGCGGTCAAGTTTATGAAGTATGGCGACCACCAAAAAACGCTAGGGGATGACTTCTTTAAGCTAAACGGACAGAAGCAGAACTTAGACAAGCTTATTCTAACAAGGTACAAATACATTGTAAAAGCGATGTTTGACAGTGAGTTGATTCCAGCAATTAAAGATGAAGCAGGACAAATTGACGTGATCGGGATTAACTTGCCGTCAATCACTCGTAAGTTTACCCAGCGTTCTTTTTACTTCAAGGATGCTGACAATTACTTTGCTTACCTTATGGAAAATAACACACGCTTTAAGTCCGCTTATAGTGAAGGTGGAGAGGCTCAAGGTTCTATACTTGCAAACATTTTAAAGCACGATACCGAGAATATCTCAAAAGATTTTAGCATCCTACAGTTATTTGGTTCTAACCCAGCATTGACCTTTCGTAAGTATTCCACCGACCA